TTTTTAATTAATGCCCTTGCTTCTTTGATTGGCATTTCTTTTAAAGCTGCAAATCTTTCAGAGATTTGTTCAAGGTCTATGTACACAACACCTTTTTCATTATGCACATATTCATGAAACCCAAACGGTATGCCTGATTCTTTATCTTTCCACCCAAGACGTTGACGCGCAGCAGCATATTCATCAGGATCGCTCACAATACGACTAACGTTAAATTCGTCACCGTATCTAAATACGATAGTGTCATAGCCTAGATCGACATAGTTAGCTTGAGCCTGACGACCTGTTGTCCACTCGCGTGTGTTGGGCAGATACAAGCCACCATCAGTCTTATCCCACGGCGCATTAGCAATCTCAGCAGCCTCTTGCTTGCCAATGTTATACCTCGCTAGGTATGCAATCTCTTGCTCGGTAGCTTCACCACGAGTCAGCTTAATAGAGTAGTCAATAAGAGTATGCCCACGCGCAATAGCATCCAGCTTTTTAAACATTGCAGTCATAGGTGCAACACCGTTAAGCATAAAGAATGTTGAGCGAACATTCGACATCAACCCCTCATTAAGCGGGTTGTTAATCATGCCTTCACTAAATCGCAGGTGAGCATCGCCCTTGAGGATGTCTATAATCTCGCCAGCAATCCTACCTTCTTCGGAACTCATGCGCACACGATTGTCAGACATAACACCAAACAGGCTTTTCCAGACTGTGCCCATCTCATGCTCCATCATGATTTTGGCAAAGTCAGGAAGTGTGGCAAAACCAGCAGAACCAAGATAGTTCAGCATAGCCAGATCTTTGAGGATGATAGCAGCCTTGTAATTTAAAGCATCCGGGTTGCGAATAACCTGACCCTGCACACGATCATTAAGGTGACGAATATCGCGCAACGTTCTGTTGATGCGCAGCCGCCCAACACCAGCAGCAAGCAAGTCATCTTCTACTTCATCAAGCAGATCATCAATGCCTTTGCCAAACTTAACTTGCAGTTCATACTGAGGCGCAACCTTTGCCGTGTATGCTTTCATAACAGCAACAGGATTAGTCTCAATAAAATCCAGCACAAGCTCGTTAGGAATATCAACGTCACGATGACGAAAATGCTTTGAGCGTCCGTAACCATAAAAAGCGTTACCCTCTGCGGTAACGTCATCTAGGCCAAGAATCTTGTCGATTGTTTCGTCCGCTCGTTGACCTGCTGTATCAGGATCTGTGCGCACCCTTTGATACTTGCCTGTCTTCTCGTTAAGAATATACACATACGGATTCTTCTGATACCATTCAGTCAGAATTCTGTGCAAATCAGCTCTGCGAGACTCAACTTCACCTTTGAGCCAGTAACGTGGGTGAAACTTCTCTGCAAAGTTGCCGGTAGCAGGGAAGTCTTTCATCGCTTCGATCTGTAAATCAACGTCTTCCTTTTGATTCTTGAGGCGACCAAGCATACGTTGGTTGTGCGCAAGACGATCTTCGTCAGACGCAGTACGGTTTTTCTTTGCTTTTAAGTCGTCAACGATTGCCTGTCTCTTGGCAATATCGCCTTCAAGCAAAATTGACTTGTTCTTGTAAAATGCTTGGTTGCCAATAAGGCCAGTTTGATTAAGACGCTTTTCCCAAGTCTCGTAGAAATCATCAAGCAGCTTTATGCCGCGAGACTCAGCGTCTGTTGATGCTGCTTCGCCGCGCATACGCTTCTTGTTAAGTTCTGTGATGTATTGCTGGAACGATATGTTTTCAGGCTGGGCTTTTACTTTCTCAGCTACCTTCTGAGTAATGCCACCCACATCATAATCAAGGAAAGTTTGCTTGCCTTTGCCAAACTCAGCGCCATAGATATTGCGCAGTTCGTCATAGACCTTTACCCACTCGCCATCACGCATAGATGCCTTCTGATAAACAGATGGGCCAAGACGCAGCCCACCACGGTGCATGTTAAGCAAGATGCCACTGTCACCAGCAATACCAAGAATGATCTTCTTAGCGTTATCGGTAATGCCAGTGTCTTGCAGCACCCGCTTCATAGGTGTCGTAACAAACTTGTAGAATACGCTGTCAGTCCACAGATTCTTCGGCAATCCATAAGGATCATCCATAGCATCAATAGCAGCTTGATCAGCTTTACGCAGATCCGCTTCACGCTTGAACATATCATACTCGTTCTTACGCGCATTGAGTTCTGCTTGAATGTTGCTTGCAGACTCTTCAGCTTCGTCTAGAGCGGCTTTAGTTCTTGTCATGTCGTCTGGGGTAGTGGCGCGGTCAAACTCCGCTCTACGCTCATCTACAAGCCTTGCAGCCTCATCCGCAGATTCCTGTAGCTGTTGTATAACTCGTGGAGCGGTGCTAGTAACAGCATCAAGCTCATAGTTTTCTACCTGAGACAATGGACGCTCAGTGGTAGGTGCCGGAAGATTCTTGTTTACATCAGGCTGCGCACGAAGAACGGCAGCATGTTCACCTAGCGATTTCTCAGTAGCCTCAAATGCAGCGGCGCGACGAGATGCAGGGATAGATATTGCGCTGCCAAGCAAACCGCCAATAACAAAGGCAGAGCCAACATTAATAGCAATCTCTGACTTAGTTCCCACTGGATCAAATGGTGCGCGAAGCGTTTCTTGACCAGCAGCAAGTACGCCGACAGATGCGCCGGTCTTTAGAAAAGACCGAGCCATGCCCACGGTAGCCCCACCAAAAGGAAGTGCAACAAGATTGATAGGATCAGCAAGGCCAGCAAAAAAATGCTGACCAAAAGTTGCTTTAGCCAGTATGTCGCGCCTTGCAAGATTCTCATCAATAGCGCGTTTAAGATCAGCCATATGCTCGGCGTTCTTAGCATCCATAAGATCATCACGGTATGCCTCGTAGCCATCAATATTATCTAGTGGACGATAGTTTACGTCTTCTAGACCATCGTATTTGATCCTGTTGCTAATAGCTTCGATAATCGGATCATAGGTATAGCCAACAGATGCTTCGACCACATCAAAGAATGATGGATCATCCGCAGCAAGCTGCGTCTGCACACCAGAGTACAGAACATCATTGTGAGCAAATGGATCTACAACAACCTTCATGGATAGACATATCCTGTCTGTGCTACACCCAATTCAGCATAAATCTCTGACATGCGTATAGTCACCATTTCTGCAAAGACGTTTCCATCTGCGTCTTTATTGTAAATAAAAGCAGGGGTCATTTGACCAGTGCGATCATTCACTTTGTACATCTGATAAACTGTATCAACATTTTCTTCACCGCCAACAGGAGCCAGAGGCTGCGGCACTAAATAAACTCTTACACCGCCATCAGAACCAAGTGGAGTACCTTCTGATGCGTCCATCTCTCCTGCTACAATCGCTTCAAGTTCATCCATGCGTTGCTCGTAAGGAGACTTGTAGCCCGGGGGCAATGCGCGTCCACCAACTAACATACTTTCGCGCAAGCGATCATTATCAATACTAACGCCAAAGTAGTAGTTATTGCGCGGGTCATCTTCTGCGCCGCTCAGTTGCACTTTTCTCTGAACAATAGTGTTCAATGCCGCAATTGCTTGCGGTGTTCTTTCGTGAAAAGTCTTTGATAGTGCAAACTTAGACCTATTTATGTTGCCAAACACAGGGTCAAGAATGATCCCATTGGTTTCTGGATAATGTTGATCGACATAGCGCATTACCATGTCTTTAACACCATCAGCATCATTGTTTGACAATATTGCCCACTTAACAAGCGGCTCAATCTCACCAGCAATGTTTGGGTTGGGTATATCACTGGTAAAACCAAAGGTTTCTGTAACAGAATACTCTGCTGTTAGATCTTTTAGAGTCTTCCCATCGCCGAACAAAGTGCGCAACTTATCATCAAACACCTTTTGATTTTCCGGAACACCATCCGGCCATGCGCCACGCAATGTAGCAAGTATGCTTGGAAAGCTATCAATGCCTTCAAAACTGGCAACAGTAAGCGCACCCTCAAGCAATCCAATCTCTTTTGCACTAAGGTGATCTTGCCAAAGGTTTCTTGGAGTTCCAAAAGCACTAGGCATTTGACGACCCTGTGCATAATATTGCATCAGCTTTATAAGATCATCTGGTCGATTGTCAAAACTACCTGCTAAAGAACCTTTCAAAGCATTGATAAGTGGCCCCGGCAATGCGCCATTAGCTTGAGTCATTAACTTGGTAAACCACTCTGCTCTAGACTCAAAGCCTTCATTAAGATACCAGTTGGGTGTTGATCCTTCTGGCCTAACAAGTTGATCTGCAACCTTTTTAACTCTAGTTGTTGAGTTATCTGCAAATCCATCTTTCATTGCCATCGCTGTGTCTATATCAGCTTGAGATGCTCTTGTTGTAGCTTCGTCAGAAGCTAAGCGTCTAGCATCAGCCACAAGACCATCTAACTTGCTTTGCACATTAACGCCGCGAGACAACTCAATAAAGTTGTCTGCAAGCACCAACATTGTGCCTTCTGGCTTGTCTTGAGCCTTCCCATTGCTCATAACATAGTTTGCAAACTTAGACAGATCGGCTGCATTTTGTGCTGTTTGATTTGTCTTATTTACAATCTGATCCAGCATAAAGTTACGCACATAAGCAATGTTGCTATTTACTGCGTTTAAAGCGCCTTCGTCTTCTACGTCTTTAATTGATGCAATAGCTTCCTTTGAATATTTGTTAAACAAATTACCAGCAGCATCAAAGTCGTTGTTATTAAGAGCATCTGTAATGTTAGAAATAGCTGCCTTACGCTTTGGCATAAGGTCAAATCTATTTTCAAATTGAGCATTTGCTTGCGCTTCATCTTCTGCTGACTGTGCGTCTGCTTCTTCTGCTGCTGCAATAGTTGCTTCAATAGATTTGTCTGAGCCATACTGCTTAATGTCTTGCATTACTGTATCGACGTTATCAGCAAACGTCGGAGACATCAGAAGCTCTGACACATCCATTTGAATGTCTTTAGGCAGATCTTGTAGATTAGCACCACGCGCACGGATAACACGCACAACTTGATTTACAGTTGTGTAGTCCATATCGCTAGACAGTTCGATCTTGTTAATAATTCGGGTGCCAATAGCAACATCAATTGCCTGATCAAAGTTGGCCCTAGCTCTTTCAACGTCAGCGGGTGTAATCAAATCTGGAAACAGCTTTTGAGCTTTTTCAAACTCCATTAAAGCAATGTCGCGCAGTATCTCGGCATCTTCTGCTGCTGGAGATCCCGGTGCATAAGTAGGCAAAGAAATTATGTCTTTATAGTCTGAGATCTGTTGATCAATATATACAGAAGCATCTGATGCTAAAGAGCGTCTTTCAATTTTGTTTCTGTTTTGCTGTAAGCTAAGTTTATTAGAAGAAAGCAGGGCTGCACCAAAATTTTGAAACGCACTGGCAAATTTTGGCGATGCGTTAGCTGCTGTTTCTTCAATATACTCACCAAATTCAGTACTAAATTTAGCAACTCCATCAGGATCAAACTCATATTCAACAGCAAGTTCAGCAGCTTTTATTTTAAAATCTTGTTCTGTCTGGGTAACGTATCGCTTCTCAATAAGCTCTTCATACGCATCGGCTGCTTCTCGACCAAGACCACTTGGAATATTAAGAGCCTCAATTTTACCTGTTATTGGATTAATAGCACGAAGATCAGCAGCCTCTGCTAGCTCTTGTCCACGATCACGCGCTTGTTTTTTAAGTTCTTCAAATGAAGTCTCAATCATAGAATTAGCAAGATTACTAACACTACGAGCCACCTCTGCGGCTCCAGTGTTAGCGCGTACTACACCAATGCTTTGCGGAAGAAACTGACGCCGTTGCTTAATTACTGCCATTACGGCTCCCCTTACGGATAAATATACCCTGTTTCTTTATACGGATCTGGTTTATCTGTTTTATAAACATGATACCGATACAAGCCAGTAGTTATTGCGCTGCCAGCATTAAAGTAAGACTGAACAATAGCATTACGCCCACGCACACCTTCCATTGCAGCCATGCGTCTTGTTTGTGACGCTGCAATTAATGCACCGGACTCAAGGGCAGAAGCATCTTCATATGCAATTTGTTTTTGACGATCCATAAAAGCCTTCATAGACCTATCACTTGGATCTCTACCAATAAATGCAGCAAAAGCAAGGTTTGATGCTTGAGCAGAATCAAAATCACGCAAACGTAAGTTTGCTTTTTCTTGGGCTTCTATTTTTTGCAACTTGGATTTGAACTCAAGTTGCTGCCTATTAAATTCAGCTTCGCGTTTTGCTGCACGACCAGCACTAATAGAGCCAAAAATATTAAGGCCAGTTCCAAAAACCTGTATTGTTGCTAATGTAGCGGGGTCCATTAGAATGTTACCTCTGCAATAATGCCATTAACCTGCAAAGGCATTGGCGCTGTTTGTGTAATCTTAACAGTTGGATCTTTACTGTAGCCCAGCAACCTAAACTCACGCTTGCCAGTAACAGCTACACGATCTTGACTGAAGTCGTCTGTGACCGTTCGGATAACCAGTTTCTTTTGGTTTATAGAAATAGACAAGGTGTCTAACAAATCCACAATTACCCGATTTACAGAGCGTGGCTCACCTGTTAGTGGCCCAGCAGTAACTTGTGCATCAATTGGCAAAGTCTCTGCTTCAACATTAAAGTCAAAACCAATCTCAGCAGATGTTATTAATTCAACAGCAGAAACATCGACATTACCGCCAGCTACAGTAAAGGTTCCAATAAAATCATTTCCATCAATTACCTTTACTACAGCACCATTAGCAAAATGACTTGATACATCAAAGACACCAGCAGTTCCTGTAAAGTCTTCTGCAAAGTCCATATTCAAACCTGAGTCAAACTCCATAAGAATATGCTTTGATGTGCCAGCACCAGTATCATAGGTGCCAATGCAGAACACACGATCATCTACTGTGCATACAGAGTGAAACTTTCCTGATGTAGTCCACTGTGTCCAGCCAGCACGCTGCTCTGCTCTGTTCGAGGTAAATACAGCTAGCTTGCCATCATTATTCAAAACAAAAGCATAAGACTCAGGACGATTAATCGCACCGCGCAAAATAGACATTTGTACTGGACTAGTAATTAGATGAGGCGACAAAACAGAAATGCCAGTAGATACATATGCTGCCTCTGCATCAGAGTAGATATACTCACGCACTACAGAACCAGTCTTCTGCACATAAATAGTAGCGCCATCAAAGGAATCAGGACGCACAAAGTTTGCTCCATATGATGTTTGCCTACGCACCTGCGCATTAGTTGGCGTAATTGGCTTTTCAGTAAATGACGGAACATACATCTCTGATGTGCTGGTAAAGATCTGCAAATCACGATTAGACACCAAATGCCTGATTGTATTAATCTCACCAATAGATGCTGTAATATCTAGCGCATCATTATCTTGTGCTGAACCAACATCAAAATTAAAGTAATCAGCAGATTTACTTGCCCAGATTCCGTCAGGCTGGGCTAGTGTGCCACCTAGCCACAGCCTGTTTTCATGAAAGGTAACAGCGCCGGGAAACCCGCGCAGAACACTATATGATTGTTCACCCCATTCAGTAGAGGCTGCATGAGTTACAATCTTTGGTGAACCGCCACCAATTGTAGACGCATTAGCACTAGAGCCAGCAGTAACTGTAAACTCATTTTCATTAATAATTTCAGTAACTGCACGAGTACCATTTATATTGCTTGCGCTAATACCACCAACAGCACCAGCCGCTGAAATTGTTATAGAATCCCCTACGGACAATCCATGATTAGCAAATGTAATATGAATGGTAGTGCTTGTATCAGTTGTCTCAATAGCATCTTGATCAAGATGCACTAACAATTCATCAGTAACATTACCTGTAGCCTGTGTTGCAGACTGAACAGATGTAATAGTTATCTCATTGTTATGATACCGCAGTACAACGCCAACATGTTTTGAGTCAGGATAATTACCACCTGATTGAGATCCGGTAATGTCAAAATAAGCTGTACTAGATGTAATTGTAATTCCACTTCCTGTGCTAGCAGATGGATTTAGCGTTACTCCGACGCCTTGAAATGAATAATATGGTTGATTAATACGAAAGCCATCAGCACTTTGATTAAAGGTCATGGTTTCAAGTTGGAATGTAGTAAGGCTTGTTCTTACTAACTTGCGCACCATAAATGTTTGATGCGCAATAAACATAACATCACCAGATTGAGCATATGTAAGCTCTGGCAAGATTATATTGCTAAACGGAATTGCTGCGCTATCTACGTCTTGTGTAAGTGTCTGGATTAGAGACACAACTCCAGTAGTAGGGTTAATCTGAAACACACGAATCTTGGCGCTTTCAAGACTAACAATGTAACGCTCATCATCAGAAAAGATGAATGGTACTAGCCTGAGTTGTTGGGTAGCAGAGGGATCTACCGTTGTATCAAACTCATATATGCGGCGAGTGCCAAAGCGTTTAAGTAGTCCGCCTTCATTACGCAGGAAGAAGTTCTCTACCTTTTTTGCTGAGTTATTGTAGAGCGGAGTATCAGTTCTTGAAACAAGCGATGGGCTAATCTCACCATACTGAAAGTTTGTTATCGGTACGCGGACTCTTGCCATTAACTTCGCCTGTCAGTGATAAACCTCGATGTTACCAGCTTGCGTGTAGTCTGCTGCTGTGCATCCAAACTACGAGCTTTTGCCATTGCTTCTGCTGACGACTGGCGCATCAAAGATGCAAGACTTGAGTCACGCGCAATAGATGTGGCAAACAAGGTTGCCAAAGCATACTCGACAGCAATAGTAAAATATGATGGCCATGTTTGTTCATTGGCTCTGTATGTATAATCAGCAATCAATATATCGTTTACTGATGTGTCGGCATAAATCTTGTCGCCATAAATCTGATATTCAATTGGTAAATCATTTACGGTAACAGCGTGTACCATCAAAGTATCTACCGCTTGCTGGTAAGCATTTGTATATCGTCCAGTAGGTGAGTCAGCAAGTCTATTAATAACAGCTTGGTTAGTAGCAAAACGCCAACGTGCATTTACTAAAGATGCTCTAGCAACATCTTCATACATATTCACAGAAACAAGTGCCTCTGTAGTCCCATCATCAAATGATGTGATCGGCTCTGCACCTATCAAAATTAATGCTTTAGCACAAATATCAATGGGTGAATTTGCTGCTGTACTGCTTACTGCCATATCAGTAGAGGGGGCCGAAGCCCCCTCTCCCCATTAGTCGTCGTCAGTCAGATCAAGTGCTGTACCGTCACTTAGATCAACAACCGTTCCGGTGTTGGATAGCACAGTACAGATGGTCATAGCAGGTGCGTCATTGTCATAGACAAAAACAATATCACCTACATTCATCATGCCAGCGGCATCATTAAAATAACCCTCTTGGTCAACTGTCTCCAAAGTGTCAGTGGAATCATAGAACCAAAGGCTATGACCACCACCACCCGCCATGCGAGTCAGACCAGCCGAAGTATAAGCCATTTATCAGTCCTCCTCTTAGTTGTTGTCCAGAACTTCATATACACCGTTATCGTCGATAACTTTTGCACCCATCGACATCATCGATGTTGCAAGGTGTGATACTTTTTCCGGCACATAGTTAATCTCAGTCGAGACATCAGAGTTAATGCCAAGACCAACAGCAGACGTATGGTACGCCATGTTCTTACCAGCGGTAATAGCTGATGTAGAGAAGACCTTGAAGCCAAGGAACTCTTTCATGGTCATGCCACCAGCAAACGGCAGGTTCTGCTCACCAACAAAGTCAGACGATGCAAACTCATTGATAGTAAACAGATCTGCATAACCCTTTGGGTGCATAGCTAAATAACGACCACCATCCTCAGGAATGTTTGCAGTACCAAACGTTTCAAACAATGCCAGCAGATCTGCTTTTGCGAGAGCAGAACCAGTGTCATGGATTTGAGTTGAGTTAGCACCAGCATCCATTGCTGTGTACAGAAGTTCGTCAGTCTTACGCCCAAGAGCAGCAGCAGCAGATTGAGCCACAGCTTGACGCTCGTTGATGTTGATTTTGAGTTCATCCAGCTTGTCGATGTACTCAGCAGCGTAAAAGTCTTCCATAGTTGCTTCTACTTGTGTGTGTACAAGCTCCATAGGAGTGACATTTCCGTTGCGTGATTTGGTGGAAGCAGAGCCAGCACCAATCTTTTGGAAACGAACAGTCGAGCCAGTCACATTGTTTGCCATGCGCACAGTGTTCCGCAGTTTGGAACCCATACGCTGATAAGCCATGTGAACTTCCGACTCGAACTGCTTAATAAATGCGACATCAATAGTGTTCGCCATTGTACAGTCCTCGTAAGGTTGTTTTCACATTTCGTTGGTTATCTGTTTGGCATCCTCAACGCGATTGTCCTTGCGGGTCGCTCAGTGCATTACAGGCCGACTTAATTCACCAATAACATTATTCTTATCTACAGCGCAACGCTCAAATCGCATAAAGGTGTGTCCATGTATTTCATACATTTCCTGATCAAAGGTAAAGCCACACCAACTTAGCCACATAATTGTGTCGTGATGATCAGCAGGAACAAAGTTTTCTAGTACAGAATAGTTGGCTTGCAGCAACTCCATAGCAGGTTTGCAAGCGCGTAAGAATGGCCGGAAGTTGTTTGTAATGTTATCGGTGCCAAGAAGCCACACACGCGCAGTGTCGTTGTCTATTGGAACTGTCCCAACCATACCAGACACAACGCCATCAAATGTAATTGTATAGGTAACTGCACCGTGAATAATCAATGGCTCTGTTAGTGCTTCCATTGGAGATAGATCGCTAATCCAACACTCGCGCATGTCAGGACGGCGCAAATAATCAGCTATCTTCTCTGCGTGATCGGGTAGGCTTTTGATTAACGAGAGCCTACCAACTCGTAACACCTCTTTAGCCATTTTGGAAAATGCGCTTAAAGCCGTCATCAACCTGTTTAACAAAGGTTGGGTCACGCCGCGCTGGGTCATGATAACGCGGGTCAAGCATCATCTGACGCAAATCAGATTCTGTTTCACGTGAAACTTCAACAGCACCATTGGATGGACCACTTTCTTTCAACGCATCCATGACATGCTCAAGCACCATAATACCTTCAGCCGTCTCACACATACGCTCTACTGCTGGCAACATATCCTCAGTAAAAAACTGATTAGCAAACAAACTAGCAGCTTCTGTTCTAGCGTTTGCATTATCCCCAAGTTTTTCTATTTCAGCATCATAGTCAGGTATGTCTGCATTAACTGCATTGACATACATCTCAACGCCTTCAGCAAACTCATCTTGACTATATCCATTTTCAAATGCGGTCTTAGCCCACCATTGCAAAAGAGCATTATCAGTAGCTAACTCATCATCAATGCTATCAGGCAAGACATAATCACCTACCTCTGCTGGACGATTAGCATATGCTTGCTCTTCCATCTCTTTCATAAACTGATCGCGGAATGTCTCTTCCTTGGCCCCAATCTTACTTTCAAGGTTTGAGTAAGACTCAACCATATCTTCAAGAGATTTAAACTTCTCAGGCAGAGCAGCAAGCGGATCAGGTGCCGCTTCTGGCTCAAGCATCGGATTGCCACCCTCAGTTACAATGCCGGAATCTTCTGCTTCAACTTCATTCATTTGATTTCACCTTTTGACCATGCCGGATGCGCGACTCTATGAGGCCCACGATGTATCGCTGCCCTTCCATATGGCGCAACTCCGCATCAGTAACTGCTGCGCCATTTACTGCTTCTATTGTAATTGAACGAAGATACTTCAATACATCCTTGCCAAGTTCATCTTTGAACAAGGCAGTTATGTTAATGCTTATTCTCTCGTCATCTGGACGACTGCGTTGATAGCCGTCAAGACTGAGGTAATTGTTCTGCGCCACCCATTGCTCCCTGTTGAGTCTGTGCATACTGTTGTGCCAAAGCTACAAGCTGTCTGCGTTCCTCAAGGTCGCGGATCAATGAATCTGGCACACCGAACTTCTTGCCCAAGTATGCTGCTGTTTCTTCTGAGTCGATCAAAATCTGCACTACCTGTGGGCCAAAGGTCGCTTGGACTAACTCAAGCCAACGTGCCACAGATGTAATATCTTGATTTGCCTGTGCCTGTGCAAGCGGCGATACAGAACGAACCTTTACTTCCCTACCATTAATAGTCGGCAGTTCGATACGCCCCTGCTTCTTCAAGATGTAGACTACGCGCTGTAAAACAGGTTGTACCAACTCAGCTTGTAGCCGTCCAAAAGCAGAACCAATACGACGCGACAGATCTGCCATCCGCTCTGCAATTTCTGTTGCAGAAGCTGGGGTTCTGTCAGGATTGCCAAGCATATCATTATACAACGCTCTCTTGATATTGAGCCTCATATCAGATAGCACAAGGTTAGCTACGTCAAACGAACCAGCAGCGCGGATTGGTTCCAAGCCACGAGAACCAGCAGCTTTCGGGATGACCGTACCCGGAACAAGACTAATAGTGTCAGGGTTAACTACTCCGTCATCTTCCATCTGGTAGATACCTGAGATAGCCATTTGCGCGTTCTCAAGTATAAGCTCAATAGTGAGATTCGTAGTCTTAATGGCACTAAGCGCATTGATGAGTGGGCCTCGCCCATAGACCTCGCCACTGCATTTCGACCAGCGGAAGCATATAAAAGGATTTGACCCCACACCACGATACTTCTCCTCTCTGACTACTTCTTTGTTTGTGCAATCAATAGCGAAGAACAAATACGCTTCATCATTCTTTACTGAATAATCTTTGCACACAACCTCAAGAATTTTAATCTTGTCATCGGGTGCCATCTTAATTTTAGTTTGTAGCTTACTGCCAATCTGAGCGTTCTTATACATAAGTGGCACATCAGAAGCGCGTACCTGACGCTCACGATATACATGATCAATACGATCATCTGGGCCAGTATCCAGCACTACATGCGGCAATGGAACAGCAGAAAACACAATCGGATTGATTGCATCACCCTCAGATACAGATAGCACACCAGTGCCGACAGCCAGATCAAGGAAGGACTCATGCACCTCCTGACCAAAGTTACTATTCTGAATTACTTCAAATACATACTCGGTTACTTCATCAAGCTCGTTATCCACGCCTTCACGCGCTTCATTCGGAACTTCAGACCCCGCACGAAAATCCGCCCATCGCGCAAAGTTTGGCACCAGACCCTGCTGCAAGCGTGATGCAAACTCTTGTACACCGACAACAGCCGTTTCATCAAAGATCTTGTCATCACGACGCTGGCCCACTGCTTCATAGTAAAACGACTCTCTTTGAGGCAACGCATATTCGTAACACTCCTCAAACAAATCAACAAAGTTTTCACGCAAAGACTTTGCCTTTTCGTATTTCTTCATATACATACCAGCAATTTTATCGTTGCTGTATGTAGCTTGCTCTGCGTCAGTGTTAACAATCATGTTCTGTACCTATTAAAATAACCCATGCCGCCACCGGGGCCAGTTATTAAAGAACGACGCCCAACACCACGAGTTGTTGCTTCAACAGTTTGAGCCAGAGATTCTTGTTTGCGCGTCTTGCGTTGCTCAGTAACAACTCTTTTTCTTTCAGCAGCTTCTTCCCTTGCTATAGGGTCTACTGCTTGAACAACAGTTGTTTTGCCAAAACCGCCAATACACATATCAGCCTCCTGTAATTACCTGTATCACCTTACATCCTTGCCCACAAGCCGCTGCGTTTCTGTTGCTTAGGCTTTCGAGCAAAGACATCAAACTCTTTCTTAGCTTGGAAAGCCCTCAATGGCTTCTGCCCTGATATAAGCTGACGCCCTTCTCCAGCACCCAGCATCAGGTATTGCAAAGCATCATGTATGTGCGAATACATGTTTTTTTCTGGCTTGTCATCAAACCTCTCGCCAGATACCTGCAAACGCTTATAGCTATACCCACCCTCAAAACCTTTAATGAGCGTAGGACAGCGACGATCAATCAAAAACGCTGGTCTGCCATCTACCATCTTATTCAGATTGCTAGACACAGACTCAAGGCGCAGATCTACCGAGTTACTGTGTGTAGGCTGTGCGCGTAAGCCAGCGCCACGCAAGATCTGAAACGGTGTGCTTTCATCAGTCTGTGCGCGGAAGTCACCCGCAGGGTCGCCAAAAATATGCACATCAAGATTGCCAAAGCGGGTAGCAATCTCTTGGCGCAGCATCTCAGCAAAACGCACAATACCCATATCAATTGCCACAATTTCAGATTGGATTAGCCACCTGCCGCGCACCTTTTGCCCAAATACAGCAGCGGGTGTAAGGCCAAAGTCGATGCCAATATACAGCGGTATGCCATCAGCAATTGGTATCTCTTCTGTTGCAATGTGAGTTTCAGCATTGAACATCGGATAAACAGGCTTACCCTCTTGAATAGTGCCAAGACGGTTCATCACATACACATCAATCCAAGATTTTGTTTTACCTCGAATTAGATTCGGATAGTAGCTTTCGAGCATGTTCTTGGCATTTTCAGCGCCAGTATTCTTGGCATAATCCAAAACATTGCCATTTTTATCTAGTGCCTCACGCATACCAGATGGTTGTACATAGAAGCTCCAGTTGTCTGGTTTAAGCAACATACGCGCTTGCTCATGAGGGATGTGGTCAGGGACTGGCACCTCGCCAGACATAATCGGCCACCAGTGATCTTCCTCTGGCGCGTTTGTATCGGCAATCACCCCTGACCACGATGGCCCCCCATCACGCATGGAAGGAAAGCGACCCACGCGCATGGTACAGGCATCAATAATAGACTTTGGTACTTCTCTAGCCTCATTAATCCAGATGCCAGTAAGTTCCAATGACAACAGCTTCTTCACATCTTCTGGGCGATCAAGGGCCAAGAAAATAACCTCAAGTTCAAGATCTGCCTGTTTGATGATGTGAGTGTATGGCACTGACCACATAAACTTGCCCCACTGATCCTCTGGGAACCAGTCAAGCCAAGTCTTGATTGTCGTTGTTCTAAGCTGTGGGTTGGTGTTTCGGATGATTGCCCACCGGCTGCGCCGGATACCATCTTTGTTTGGCTTCTGCTGTAATGCACGACGAAAGACTTCAACGCAGCAAGCAACCGACTTACCAGAGCCTACCGGCCCTCTGATGCCACGAAAGAACATATCGTCTTTCATAAATGCTTTGAGGACTTTGCCGTCAGGCTTATAGCTAAAGTTGGTCAACCTTCTGATCCTTGCCAAACTTAATCATCCGCTCAACCACCTCTGGGCCAATCACAGAGATTACCTTATCGGCTTCGCGATCAGTGCAGAACTCTTCGGGGTGGTGAGCAAGGTGTACTTTTTTCACCACCCTGCGCAGGATCTCTCGCTCTTCTGGTTTGAGCGTGTGCAGAAAACTCATCTGTAACTCGCAGTCTTTTTAGCAATGCTCTTCGGTTGCTTTGAGAACTGCTTGCCTCGACGTAGGGCAGCACGTTTCTTCCGGCTGGTGCGCTGATACTCCTCGTCACTCAGGGCAGAGATGGCGGCAGCAGGGAGATATCGCTCACCAGTAGCTTTGCTGCCCTGAGTGCTAGGCTTCCCTGACTTGGTACGCCACTTCTGGCGTGTCCAAGCTCTCAAGGATCTCTGTGAAGCCGCTAGTGCCATTATTCCATTATTCCTGTGCTTAGGGTTGGAATATACGAATATTAGTTGGTGTAACCACCGCCAGCCTTCTTATACAGAAGGGCTAGTCTTTGCGCTTTTCTTGCTGACCACTGACCCGCTCTTCCGCCCTTTGCCTCTCGTTTTACTTTGTTGAACAGGCGCTTTCTTAGGGCTGGCTTTGTGTAGTTCCCCGCTTCGTTCACCGCCATCTTCAATCTCCACTAGACGCTGAGAGTCAGTTGTATAGGTTGCACCAGACAGAACTCTACCGTCCTGCATAATAAAATACGGCCCATCATAAGGAGTGCCATCTCTGAACTGATACTTAGGCATTGCGCATCTTAGCCTTTACAATTTTATCTTGGAGATCCTGCGGCAGCTTCTTCTGTGCAGAAGTCAGCAAAGACTTAGCAGCCTTCTTAGCTTTCTTCTTTCCCGCAGGAGTATACGCATATTTTTTTCCGGCAACGTTAGGCATTAGATTTCTCCTTGGAACGCTGGTAAGAGGCTAACAAAGAACGACCCCTGCGTACAGCACTGGCCTTGTCACCACGATGCCCCCATGCCTCTAGTGAGAGCTTCAATCTGGTCTTCTTCCCATCCTTGTACAGCGGCCCCTTGGCGCTGCCCATCCTTACCAAGAAGCTGCCCTTGCGCCGCTTCTTCTGCGGTGTGTCCGCCTTGGCCTTTACCGGTGCCTTGAGATTGCCGCCGGTTCGACGATTGTATGATGCGCGTCCGGCAGCGTTGAGACCACCTCTGGGATTCTGTCCTTCCTTGCGCTGCCATGCCGGTGTCTTCAAGAATCAAAGTTCCTCAAGTTAATCAAACTAGCCCTAGCGCCAAAAGAAGTGCGCCGACCAACACCCTTGCCACGCGGCGCTGTAGTCAAAACACCACCGCCAGCAGCACCCATCTGCTCAACAGGCTCTATAGGCTCAGGAGTCGGAGCCGGTACCTGAATAACATCAGGCTTGGAATCAATCAAACCAACAGCCTTGCCAACTTCCTCAACAGCCTTTTTCGGAACCTTAATAGCTTCCTTGTAAATTTTCTCAGGAACCTTGGAAACGCCCTTTAATAACTTCTTCGCTGGTTTCTCTACTGCTGGTACACACATGCCTTTTTTGCCTCTAATGTCTGGGTGGTACTACGTCACACTGGCATAGCCACACTTTTGGGGCCACCCCCCTTATGTCAGGTCTATGCTCACCTTAATTTCCCCAGCATGCAAGTGCATCTGCTTATCGGCTGGCTTGAAGCCAGCACGATCGAGTATGTCCTTGCTAGCTTCTAGCTGGACATACTCGGACTTAGCGCCTCGCGCTAAGTTAAGCAGCTTAGCAGCAGCCGTCGTAGCATGTAGTCCAAGACTCTCACCGACTCTTGTCATCATGTACTGCTGCACATGCGGCTGTCGCAAAGCCTTACTGGCACTTACTCTCCCGGCTTCACCCTCTGCGTATCCGGCTTTGCCAGCCGCTTCCTTGATGCTACATCCATCAGCTACGAGCGTATCCACCAGAGCCATCTGCTTATCGGTTAGTATCTTAGCTACTGTCATACTCATACCTAACTGTTGCCCCCCCTGTGTTCCCCCCCAATGTGGCCCCGCTGTCAACCCCATGTCAAGCAACAAAATGTACTTTAGAACCGCTTCAATGTCTGTTCTGTGCGCGTGGCAATTAGTTAGTGGCGGCCGTTGCGACAGCACAGCAGTCTGTAGACTGCTGTACTGACGGACGTTGCGCCGCTATTGCCGTCACGCGCAGGACAGGGGGGATATACCTCATGTATTATCATGCCCCACAACAACATCAGACTGCGAGAAAAGCTGTTGGCAGAACCTTGCCAAGTCCACGTTTGCTAGCATTGACATAGCACTCCTAACCAAAGAAACGACCCAATCCGCCAAGAACAACCAACGCATCACAGCGGCCTCTTTGCACCCGCGCTGGTCGCGCGTATCAAGTCTCGCCCATGCTCAGTTTGCTGCCCAGCCCGCGCTTATTGGCCCGCGCTTTTATTTGCGCTGCCGCGCAAGCGGGCCGGTGCGCATCCGCGCAAGCGGGCTGGATCAAACTGGCATGCCGGCCGAGCCTGACTTGATTGCAGAGGCTGCTGTGATTGCGGGTTGTTCGTAAGGCGGGATTGTCTCGCCTCTTTGCTAAGGAGTGACTAATGTCAAAGCAATCAAACGTAAATGGACTTGCCAAGAACCTGACCACCATCTTTTCTCTTGCTGCTGTTGAAGAGAACAAAACAACAAACAGATCAGTACAGTATCATGTACAAAAGATCATTGATCACTTTGAGTGGTCGATTGACCGCAAGGAGAAGATCAAGACAGAGATCTTCGACAAGGGCGTAGAGATGAACGCCAACCGTGCCGGAGACATTGAAGGCGCACCAGCCTTCGATGCCGGTCAGCTTCTGCAATGGGAGCGTGACTGGAACTGGCACAACGATCAGCAGAACGTTGCTGAAGAGCTGCTTGCATACTTCAAGCAAGCTCAGATGCAGATGTTCCCTGATCAAATCAACGCTGCCAAGCAGAACGCAGCAGCCACTGCGGATGCAGGTTCCTTCTTCACCAAGTCAGCCTAACACGCTGACACAGCCTCGCAGCTTCGGCTGCGGGGCTTTTTTCATGCTCGGTACCACGCTGCCAACGCCGGTTGCCCGGCCATATAACTGCGTTGCAACCACAACAATTGCTGCTATACTGCAAGTATGCAGTAAGGAGGAAAAAATGAAACTTCTATCAAATTTTCTAATCGGAATCGGCATGTTCGCTCTGATTTTCGGCACATCAATGGCAGAGCCAATGGATGATAGCGCCTTCTTCTTTCAGATCGCATGCCTTATCGGCGGCCTATTTGTCGCCATCATCGGCGGCATTGTCCGCACAATGGCTGAGTAGCCAGCAAGGGGAACCAAAATGGATGGAACTATTGTAGACAAAAAGATTGACTATACTGCAACCAAGCTGTGGCATTTCCCAGTTGAGATGTGCAGCTTACACGCATCGTCAATCCACACTGACAATCTTGAGGTGCCAGAAAATATGGCGCGTGCAATCGTGCGCACTGACACCAATCAGGTTCTGGGTGTGCATGGAAAAAAATACAAGCCAATAACCAACATGACTGTCGTCAATGCAATGGTCGATGCAGTGCATGAGTCAGGCATCAGCCGTGACTATGACTTGACTATCGACTCACTCGACGGCGGAGCCAAGATGCGTGGTCGATTCTTGTTCAACGATCTGGTCATCGAACCTGACGTTGGCGATATCATCAAACACGAGATCCTGTTTTACAACAGCTACGATGGTAGCTGGGCGTTCCAGCAGACCAGCCGTGGTCATAGGGTCTGGTGCAAAAATGGCTGTAGTAACGCCATGACTGTAGCTAACACATGGGCCAAGCATACCACTAATGTGAATGTCAAAGGCAGCACAGCCAAGATTGTAGCTGGCCTTGAGACATTCATGCAGGACAAAGATGTGTACAAAAGCTGGATGACAACCAGCGTCGATGACGAGACAGCTTTCTTGTTCTTCAAGATGAAGCTGTGTCGTTACCCAACACAGGATGCAAGCATCAAGATCAACGAGCGTCGTTACGAGCAGCTTTGCCGCCAGTGGAACAAAGAGAAAGTTCAACTCGGCAGCAACAAGTGGGCTTTGTACAACGCTTGCACACATTGGGCTACGCATACTGGTGACACCAACACACCACACGTTGCCAGACGCAACCGTGAGAACCTGCTTATCAAAGCACTCAAGCCAGCCAACTGGCACCTTGCATAGGAGACAGTATGTCAACACCATTCATCGTACTCGTAGAGGGGGCCATTGGCCTCCTCGACAGAGCCAGAGACAACATCAATGACACAGGCAAAGATGCCTTTCGTTATGAGGTAGAACACGCTCTGTACACACTCAACGGAATCAAAAGCAAATATCACGAGTCGCTTGATAGATTCGTTGCAGAACCAATCGAACCATCAATCAAGGAGGTAAAATAATGCAACCTAAAGTTGAAAAGAACATCCCACTGCCAGCCATCAATAAAAAAGATAAATATGGCTTTCTGTCAGACGTAAAGATCGGTGACAGCTTTGTTGTCAAATCTTACGACACGGCATCATATCGAAACGCAATGACACGTTACGGATATAAATGCGTTACACGCAGAGAGGGTCAAGACACACACCGCATGTGGAGAACCGAATAATGTCACTCATGCAACAACGCCACTTTGAATACATTGCAGACAATGTAGCACCACTCTTGCCGTGGCCAGCAAAAATACAAGACATGGCTGACAAGTTAGCTGCAACCAACCCACGCTTTGATCGCAAGAAATTTATAGATCGTGCGACCAAAGCATGGGAAGCAGCCAACCCAATGGAGGAGTTGGATGACTACATTCCACACCTTGAGCCGTGAGTTCTACGAGTGCCGCGAGTGCGAAGCACACATAGAACACTATCATGATCTCAAACATTACAGCGAAGACAGCGGGGGCTTCTGCCCCTGCTGCGATAGTGACGATCTCAAAGTGATGACATCGTACATAGTCTACCAACAAGTGTGGGCCACCGATGAAGTGGATGCCGCCAACACTGCAATGGAGTTAGACGAATGGCATACCATTACTGGTACGGTCTCGTAATAGACCCAGATTTTGACACCATGTTTACTGGCCCAATAGATCACAAGTTCCAAGAGGAGCCATATCAAGGAGGGTTTAGACAAGGCAGCGAGGTACACATCAGGAAAGCTGTACTTAAAAATCCACCACTCGGAAAACATTCTGTATGGCCGGAAGCAAGGAGAACAGAATGGAGAACCTAATGCGATATGAGATGTATCATTACCTAATGGACTCAATCGCCACACACTTTGAGATACAACTCAAAGATCGTGACCATTACACCGAACAAGAATGGCGCAGGTTAGAATACAAACACGATGCCTGTGTTACTTTTATCAACAAGCAACTAGGAGAACCAATCAATGAACGATCTGTTTGACAGGCTAGGACTAGACCAGCCAGATTTTCCAGAGACACCAGCATTTAAGTTGGCTCGTCGTGACGACCCAAGCACTAGCCATGATGCTGCCGAGCAGCTTGATGTCAGCAAAATGGAGCGTGTTGTATTAGCTGCAATCACCAGCTTTGCAGACAATGGCTGCATATCTGACGATGTGCTGCGCATCCTTCCGGGCTATCGCTACAGCACAATCACTGCCAGATACAAGCAACTCAAAGAGAAGGGCTTGATCTTCACTGATCATCGCAAACGCAAAGGCGAGTCTGGCCGACAGCAGCTAATCATGTGGGCAAAGGAGTTCTACGTTGCAGACGAAGTATCGGAATAGAAACCCCAAGATAGTCGACAAAGAAATCCGAGAAGGACGCAAGCGCCGAGCCGAGACTGTGTACACCAAAGCATTTCATACACGCCAGAAGTTCGGTGCTGCTTCCAAAGTCAGGACTATCTACAGCAAAGAAAGATCAGGAGGAAATAAGTGATGCCATCACAAGAAAGAGAAAGAGAAATCTCCATATACAGCGGACATCCCAGCACTGGAAGAATAAGTCTGGGCAGTCGCAGACCTTCCGGCAATCGTAGTGTTATGGAGTCTATGCACAAAAGATATGCAGAATCAGATGAGTATGGATGGCTGCATAACTTAGAAACAGATGTTGAATATGCAATTCTGTCTGATGTTTTTGGACTTCATTACTCGGCGGGGTTCACCGAAGATATTGAGGAAATGTTAGATATAACCAAGAGAATGGTCGTTGTTCTTGAAAAAAACTTACAGCAAAGAAACAACGAGCATTTAGAAACCATTATGTACGCCATACAATGCGTCCAAAAACAAAAGTGCAATAGCGAATTGACATGACTGCAAGTATGCAGGACTATCCCTGCATGAAAAGCTACATGACAACGCTCAAAAACAGAGCAAAGCGCCACCGAATATCACTCAAGGATGCGTTCCTTCAAGCTGGTGTTCGAGACTCAACCTATTACAGAGCCAATCAAGGCAGGGAGTTACGCTACGAAACCGCAAAACTAGTGTTCGATTACATCACCGATGCCAGCAAGAAACAGACGCACAAAAAAGAAACTTAATCAGGGCAAGGCACAAACATGCGAAGCATGTGGTGCAGTGACGCCTTGGTTTGTCTGTCCAGTAGCATCGATCAACCCGCCGTCATGGTACACAATCTGCCTTGACTGCTATCAGGAGAACCAATGGCAAACAAAAATCGCGACAAAGGAAACTACCACGAAAGATGGTTCGTCGACTGGCTCAAAGAACTTGGCTTCCAAGCCAAACGCCAGCCCCTATCAGGAGCACTCGGCGGAGAATACTCCGGCGACATCATCTGGAAACTCGGACGACTTGAGTTGGTGGTGGAAGTAAAATACAGAGACAAGTCAAACTTCCCCAACCCATTCACCGTTGTGCGTGACGTTGCATTTTACAAACGCAAAGTCGGCACACCAAAGACGCTTGTCATCTTTGACGGTGATGTGTTTGAGCGTGACATCGCTCCGTTACTAACCAAAAAGAAACGAGCAACCAAAGCAGAGTTATCTGAAGAATGGATGCCAACCGACAAGCAACAGGCTACACTCAATGATTTGCTAGGAGTGGAGATAAACCATGACATTGAAGCCACTAAGTTCCGCGATCACCACAGGTCGAAAGGGAACACATTCAAGCGACCAGACCTCGCTTACAAAAAATGGTGTACTAACGCCGTTGAGTGGGGAACAGCAGCAACGAGCGGTGGCTCGTCTAATGGAAGTCGGAGATCCAGCAGAAGTGGACAGGAATCTGGTCACTTCGCTGGACTTATTACCGGGCTTGACGATTTCTAGTGTAGAACGCACACGCTTCCCTCGTGATGGCGACGTTCAGATCACATTGCTACGCTACGATGTGCATGTGACCGACGAGGCATCGCTAGACCGTGCTTTAAACGCCGTACAAGCCTCACTGACGCCCCTTCCTGATAAACAGGTAGGTGAGCAGCTAACCATGCTGGCAACGCTTGTGGTGAAGCCAGCAGGAGAAACTGCCAAAGATCAGGCAATTAGGATCAAGTCACTCACTGCTCAGTTAATCAAGTATCCTGCGGACATCGTGTTGTATGCCGTCCAGAAGGTCGGGGAGTCGTGTACCTTCTGGCCGGCATACGCCGAGTTCCACAAACACATTGAGTGGCGTGTTGAGAAACGTCGCAAACTAATGGAGGCACTGACAGCCAAGAAGGTTGCACTAACTGCAAGTTCGCAGTAGACTATCTATGCAAAGGAGAACCAAATGAACCGAACAGGATTTATCGGCGGCAGCGACATGCGCCGCATCATGGAAGGTGACTGGATATCACTCTGGGAAGAGAAGACAGGACGCAAGAAGCCTGACGATCTATCAGATGTATTGCCAGTACAGCTTGGCTCATTCACCGAACAGTTCAACATTAACTGGTTTCATCAGCAGACAGGCAAGCAAGTGTCTGCCAGCCAGCATGAGGTCAAGCTAGATGTAGACGGTGTACCATGCAAGGGGCATCTTGATGGTCTTGTCGAGGGCGTCACACCAATCGAGTGCAAGCACACTTACGACAACAACACCATCGACAATGTACTCAAGCAGTACATGCCACAGATCCAGTTCTATATGTGGATTGGCAACTACACAGAATGTTATCTGTCAGTCTTGTTTGGCAACAGACGCTGGGAGTCGGTGCGTGTGTCTCGTGCTGATGATTACGTTGAGCGGATGCGTGTGCATCTCAAGACGTTCTGGCAACTTGTTGTAGATGATACACCGCCAGCAGAAGCTGACGAGGTGTATGGCAATCATGTTGCCTCGACAAACCAAGACAAGATTCCTGTCAACGATATGGTCAAGCGCGATGCTTCTGGTGACAACGAGTTCATCAGCCGGTGCCATGACTACATCGAACAACAGGGTAATGCACAGCTATTTGAATCTGCCAAGGCTGATCTCAAGGCAATGGTAGGAGATGATGAGCGAGAGGTGTACTGCGATCTCCTCACCATCAAGCGCGACAAGCGCGGATCACTTCGTATCGCAGTAAAGGAGAACCACTATGACGACTAAGAACCTTGCAGTAGCGCTGATCAAGTTCCACGACAGTGGGGCAGCAGCCAAGAAGGGTGCAGACAATCCCTTCTTCAAGTCCAAGTATGCCAACCTAGAGGAAGTCATTGAGACTGTCCGCGCAGAAGCTGGCAAGGTTGGGCTGACATTCACCCAGCTTGTTGACTTTGACGAGCATCACATCTTTGTAACCACAATCCTGATGCACGAGTCTGGTGAGTCAGTCACTGGTCGCACACCTGTGCTGACCAAGGACAACACAGACCCGCAGAAGATGGGCAGCGGTATCACATACGCCAAGCGTTACGGCTTGCAAGCGGCCTTCGGTCTTCCGTCAGAAGATGACGATGGCAATGCAGCCAGTGTGTCCAACCCCAAAGTGCAGAAGGTAACAAAGAAACAGGAGGCTGATGATGCTTGGGATTAATAAACGACTCGACAAGATCGAGTATCGACTCGCTCGTATCGACAAGATGATTGAAGATCTGCTTGTGCTGCGTGGCATGACAGTTCCAAAACAGGTACCGTCAGTTATAGTTCATAAGCCTGTATCAGATATTAGACAACGCAGATCAGACTGGTATCCAACCGGCATGGCTCAGTACATGCTCACCAGATACAGGACGGTTGATGATATCATAGCCAAGTTTGGCTACACACAGGAGTCAGTCAGAACCTACCTCAAAAACATACGCAAGGCAGGTCTGCCTGTAAAAACACGCGGACGCGCACCAACCCAATACAAGATTGCCAACCCGCATAACAACTCTACTGCTATGCAAATCATCACAGGAGAAAAGCCCAATGGCTGAATACGACAATAGAAACTCTGGCATCGCTGGCAAGCCTTGGCCCGAACAACGTCTGCTGCTGAACGGCAAGCTGAACGTCATGGGCGAAGACATGCAGGTTGTCATTGTCACTGCCGAAACAAACACGGGCGAGAAACGCCTTGAGATCTTTCAGAAGATCGGTGTCCTGTTCAGCAACGACAAGAACGGCAACGACAAAGCACCAGACTACTCAGGCCCACTCGACGGCTTGCATCAGGACTGGCGCATTGCTGGTTGGCGTGGCGAGAAAGATGGACGAAAGTTCATGTCGCTCAAAGTCAGTGAGAAACAAAAGCAACAAGAACCAGAGCCAAAGCAAGAAGATGCTTCACAAGAGGTAGAAGATGATATACCTTTCTAGGTGGAGATGTATTGGTTTTGGTTCTCCTATCGTTTCCTCCTAGCAAACTGGCAGACAAGCTTCGGCTTGTCTGCCTTTCTTATGGAGACAACGACGACATGAAAAAGGAGATAGCACAATGACTGATAATGAGTTTCTGACAAAGGCAGAGGTTTTAGAAGAACTAACGAAGTTATACGACATTTGTATGAGCGGAAGTTCAGAGCCTGATGACGGCTGGTCACGCATGGCTGCTGCGATCTCAACCGCTGAAGATGTGGCAAGGCAAGAGAATGATTATTGTACCTAGAAACGACGGCATCATTGTAAGTGTAGATGGCAAGCTACACACCCTGCCACAGACACCAATTCAAATGATGCACATGGCTGCTCGATTTCAACAGGCAGCCATTGAGATGCTTACACAGGAACAGCGAGAAGACGCATCCGCTCAATCAATCGTTCCGCCCTATTCGTCACTTGACGATACCAGCGGCTCTGCTCCATCTGGTTAGCAGCCTCTTCCCAATCGCCAGCATCTACAGCCGCTTTCATCTTTTTAAACTGAGACAAACGCGGCAGCCCCATATTAAACATCATGTTTGCAATGATTAATTGTGCGTCATCAGGAAGGCTGGTGAAGTTTGGATACAGCTTCAAGCAATCCATACGCACACGGTCTACATCTTTTTCGAAAGCCTCTCGCACCCGATCCCCAGAAATCGGGGTGCCGAGAGGCTGACCGTGTTCTGGATCATCTTCGGTAATCAAATGGCCGATGCCAAATGTTGGGTATCCTAAATGGTCGTTGTATATTTCAAACTTACAACCTTCATCCACTTCCAAGTCATTGATTAGTTTTTCTACGTTCACTTCTTGATCCCCTTTATACCACGGAGTCCAAAGCTGGCCGCTATCGATGCGTACATTGCCCACTGGAACCACTGTGGTGTTGACTCTAGCGCAGTGAAGCCACGCTCCACATATGGCTGCAACGGCGGTATGAAACACATTGCAATGATCACTATAAATAATATAGTCCATGCCTCGTCCTTCCAGCTATCCTTGCTGGCTTCGGCCATAACACGCTCCCACCCCGCTTCATGCGTAGCAGCAACGCGCATAACTTCAGCTTCGGCTTCGGCTCGTGCAACCTTTACCTGACTTTGCGCTGCCTTTTCAGCAGTCTTACCCTTTAGCCACCCACCAGCTAGTTCACCTACGATTGGAATTAAAGCCTGTATCATTTCTTTTCTGATCCTAACCAAACAGCAAAAGCACCAGTCATAGCACCAGATACAACACTAACCATTGCAGATTGCTGAGTCGAGATTTGTTCCAAAGACATTCCCCATTCAATAACCCTAATATACATAAACGTCATAACAAACATCATAAGTCTTGGAAGGATCTTCCATGCCAAAAATCGTTCCATAGTTACTTCCATTATAATCTCCCTTGATGATGTAAAACCAAAAGGACTAGAGAAGCCAAGACACAAGCAACTATAATCAAGAAGAACGTAATCACCGCGACCTCGAAATGATGTTTACGTTTTTTTATGCGTTGTTGTTCTGCTTCTCGCCTTGCCACTCTAGCTTTTGCTTGGAACTTTTGCCAGTCAGACCATAGCCCCGGCCTGCCAGCATAAATCATAATCTGTTTGAGTTGATCTTCTTGCTCTTTGATTTTCTCTAGAGCCATGAACTCCTCCAGATCAGAGCCGCCACCTTTTCTTTGCGCTTTCTGCTGTAGCTTTTCTTTTGCGCCAACAAATTCTGCAATGGCACTACCGGCAGCTGCTATGTCCTTACCGTTGGATACAGCTTGCTTTATAACTGCAAATGCTGCGTTGGCTGCTGCAAGTTCCGCAAGCATCAGTACACCCTTACCTTGTCATCTACCAGCTTCGGCAAACAATAAGCAGTGATGTTGTTACCTTGTTTGTGCAGTCTCTGGGCAAAGTACACGCAGTCATCAACGCTGCGGAAATACATATCATTACTAGTGAGCCGCTTATCCTCACCAACACCTACATAAACAAATAACAAGAACACATGGATCATCCATTAACTATGATCCCGATAAGTAAAAGGATTGTTGTGCCAGCAGTGCCGATCATAATGTGTTCGATGCGCTTAATACGCAGGATGGTTTCCTTCCAGCGTTCAGCGCAAACTGCCTCATGGGTGTCCAGTTCGGCTTTGACAGATGTAACTGTAGGCTTTGCCATCACGCAAACCCTCTCGCTGGCGTTGCCGGTGGCGTAATAATGTGACCACCATCTTCTAGGTGTTGTATCAGCGTGTCGGCTTTGTCCGACAGCTTTCTTAGATTGGCGTGGTAGCCAGTGACAGCCGCCATTTCGGGATACTCGTTGCCGTCATCGTCAGTCAGCGTCTTGCCGGTAGGCGCATAGATGCTGCCAATCTCATCAACCCGCACCCACGCTGTGGCCCGAATGACATTATTGTCATCCTCATCCTGCGTGATGATGCTGTGAGGATACACCGTCTCGCTGCCGCTGACATTGCCCTCGTCATCAAACGTGTCTCGCGTTTCGCTTGGCCCTTTCAGTGCGGTAATCAAAGCGGCTCGGTCAGCTACTTTGAGATACCAGTCAACTTGAGGCGGCGGGGTGTCTTCTATATCATCAGTCATCGCACATATTCTTCAGCTTTGTTTCGTCATTCATAGCTATCGGGAAATATTGCAGACGCTTGATATGACCCGAGGAAATTCCGGTATTAGAGCCGCCAACTTTACATTGGCCTATGTCAAGCGTATCCACAGACACATCTATGTCGTTTACATGTCCGTCATCATCAAAATTTGTTGCTGTGGCTACAGAGCAAAACGTGTCGCTTGCCCTCTGTTCGTAAGATGCTGCAACAATGTCAAAGTCTGGTGTTATCGTTAAGTTGTCTAGAGAATTAAAATTGCTAGAGTCTCGAACCATTGAGTCTATCTTTGAATTGAGTTGAAACCTCAAACCCCAGCCTGTGGAGGATATGCCGCCACGGCTAAACCACCAAGGGCCACGAGTAGCATCACTCTGCGTATCAAACGCAACAACCATAGTGCCTTGGTCTGGCCTGTACTGCTCGAAGGGGTAGAGTTCTCGGACGCTTACGTTGTCAAACTCTTGGTATTGTCCAGCAGATGTGCCGGTATGGCCGTGCAACAGAATGTTTACGTTTGTGATGTTTGCAGTAAAGTCTATGGTAACAGTGCTATTGGACGTAATAAGACCACCACTTGCTGTAAAACTTTGACCAGTTTCTGCGTTAACTTGCACGACTCCACCAAGAGGTGTGTTACCGACAATGACATCAGCAGTAAGTCTATATCGTCTACCAATGACCGTCGTTAAGGTTTGAATAGCCATAGGATAATCACCGCCAGTGCTTGTGACGCGCAATTTACCTGATTGATGGCTAAGTGTGCTGTTTGATGCGTTCCAGTTGCTGACATCAGTATCAAAAGTGCCATTAGTCACCAACTCAGTGCCGCCGGTCGTCGGCCCCATCGTCGCGACATCTGCGTTGCGGGTGGCAGTGCTGCCGGTGGTCTGTATGTAGGATGTAGGGAAGGAGCCTTCTTCTATTTGAAAGCCCCAGATAAATACACCGGTAGTGCCATCACCAGCGTAACTGCTACTGCCGCTAGAATCCGAAACATTCAACTGGACTCTGCCGGTAACACTAGCAGTTGCTGTTTCACTAATTGAGCAACGAAACCAGCCGTTTCCGTATTCTTCAATAGAGGCACTATTGCATGAAAGATTGTTTACAGTACCAGCAGACAAATCGAAATCAGCAGCAGAAAATACAAAGCCAGAATTTAAGTTATTGAAAAGCAGGCGGATGTTGGCATCGCCAGATGCTTGTTTAACAAAAACAGAAGCAGTGTATGTCTTTCCACTGGTAACACTGTCATCCCACCTAATCAGGTGGGTGTTGTTATCAGTGTTTGGCACAGCCTCGGTTGCAGTATTTGTGCCGTTAGGAGCCGTGGAGCTATTAGCCGTCAGCGTGAGTCTGACCGCAGTTATTTGAGAGCTAGTAAAGTCTTCGCTGTCATCAACAAGATTAGTCCGCGCTTCCTCGATAAGCAGCCCCTTCGGCGTGTTCGTTGCAGGGTCATGGTCGAGGCGTGCAGCATACACCGCGCTGCCCGTAGTTTTGATGTAGGGGTTGTCTACCGGCAGGGTGGTGTGTTGGCTGACTTGCGCACCCCAGACCAAAAACCCTTTTGAGCCATCGCCTGTCTCATTACAGACAAATCTAAAATTAGGGTTTTGCCCCCCTGTTCCAGTGTTCAACCCACTGAATGTAATTCTATACCAGCCATTCCCAACATTTTCGATTGACGACTCTGTACCTGCTGCTGGGCTGCCAGAGCGAGTGCCATTAGTTAAGTCAAAGTTGCCGGAGCCGTGGAATGTGTTTGCCTTATTATAAAACTGTAAATTAATTACAGTAAGTTCAGCCGCCTTCACATAACCAGAAAAAACAAAAACAGTTGAATCATCTAAACTGGCAATTGACTGAGAGCAAGTGCATATATTTGCACTGTTATTAGTTACAACCTTGTCTGCCGTTAACTCGCCTGTTGGACTAGCCGCAGCATTTGCGACAATACTTGCTTGAAAAGTTGACCAGTTTGTAGTCAGGTCTTCAGATTGGAGCACCAAGTTATGCGGCGACTTCTTCACCAAGCCATCGCTATCCACGAACCACGCGTTGCTGCCACGGCTGAAGTCTATGCGGCTGTCAGGCGCAGCGTTAGAGCCAATCTGGCTGGCGGCAAAATTCAGGTCGAGGACAGGTTGCTCGACGCTCTTGCGTAGTCCGGGGTTTCTAAGCATTAGGCCATCTCGGTTACATACAGGGTTCCGTCGGCGTTGGCTCTAATAGCTGCAATTTTCTCACCAGCCGTTGCCTTGAAGTATTCAACTTGATTAGCAGGCAAATAGGCTGTGCTGGTTGTTGCCGTTGGGCTTGTAGCAAAGATGATGTGGCAGTCAGTTGTACTTACCACGCGCACTACTGTAGTGCCAGCAGCAAAGGCAGTGCTGTTTGCTGCGCTGCTGCTTGTTACGCTTACGGTTTGAGTCGTACCAAGCGGGAGTGCTTGGATAGGCTCAAACTCGTCCTGATCTTGTGCAAGTGTTGTAGCCATTGTTAGCTCCTTTAGAGTTCTGCATCAAATCCAATATAACTTGTTCCAGCGGTGTTATTTGCCATTGCAGTTCCAGCATTACCAGCAGCAAAATTTGTTGAGCTAGTAAACTCTACATATCCAGTTTCAGTAGTAGTTGATTCAGCTACAAGCGTTGGAACTGTTGTACAAGCATGACGTGTGCCAGCTTCTTCTACTGCATAATCAGCAGCAGTAAGTGTTTTATCTAAAGAATCCGGTCTTTCTCTCATCGAAACAGGAAAATGCATTACTGCTCTACACTTGCTTGTGTCGTGGCATTGCCCAATACCAAACACAGCATAATCAGAACCAACCGTATTACGCCTATAATAGTATCTCTGGCATCTACTGAGTTGCTGCCCATATGGCAAATACTCAAACGGTGTTGCGTTTTGTCCTACCTCTAACTGAACGCCAGTTAAATAAAACTCAGATGTAGTAGCTGAGTCATTACTCACCCCAACTGCAAGATCGTTGACGTTATAATTTTGCCAGCTAGTTGCAAGGGTGCCACTATTGTAGCTAGTCCCAACAGACCAATACCAACTAATCATAAGCCCAATGCCATTATCATTATTAATATTTGCATTTGAATCTGTATCACCGGGAATTAAAAACTCATACCGAGTCCAAGTGCTTGTAGTCGTAAATGCTTTTGCAATAATTCTAACTTGTGAACTATCATTTTGCTGAAATGCAACTGTTTTGGTAGGCGGAGAACCGCCAACGTCATCTGATTTAACCCAAAAAGATATAACCATATCTTTTGCATTGGCTGTTCCATATTGCAAATGTTGCAAATCTCGCCCTTCAATTCTGTATTGAAAAGCAACAACATCACCACTTGAATAAACTGCATTAGCACTTGTACAATTTATTTTAAGAGAACTAGCAAATCCGGCTGGGGCATCAGTAGATTGAGTTGCCGTCCAAGTCCCAGAACTAGTAAGAGTAACTCTAAATCTATCACAAGTTAGATAACCGCCACTTGTTGAGCCAGTAGCGGTAGCGCCTCTTTGAGCAACTTGCATATCTCCGTTAATAACAAGGTTTCTATACCCGCTTGGATTAGCCCAATAATACCCGCCAGAACCATCAGCCAAGATAGCCTGACCATCATCGCCGTTGCCACTAAGGCTAGTAAATAAACGCTCCCTTCCGAGTTGAAGAGAAGTTGCGCTTACCACTGGACTCATTTGAGAACTGATTGGTGTTACGTCAGCCGTACCGCTTGTCATGGAAATTAGGCCACTAGTATCAAATGCAAGATACTTGCTCTTTCTGTTATCAACAGAAGGCAGGGTAAGTGTTGATGTTGCATCTGAGTCAGGCAGGACAATACTGCGAGTAGCAAGATCATTAAGATCAGCAGATATAGCAACCAGCTTATCAAGTTCAGTATTTAGAGAATCAATTTGAAATGGGCCGGAAGCAGGAAAATCAGTAGTGCGCTTTAGATCAATGTCGCGTGTAATAACAACATCGCTGCCACCTGTAGCGCCGGTAACAGAAATACTTACAGTTCCAGTAGAACCATTTCCGCCACTTACAGTATAATGAGTAGTAAGATCTTTCTTAACATCGTCTACATAAACATTAAGATCCGCGTTATCAAAAAACTCAAAGGTAACGTCAAACGAAGTTGTCGTTACGCCTTGGGCTACACTGTATGATACGCGAGGCGTATTATCTGCAAGGTTGATTGTCATGACGCAATCCTACTCTTTCTGTTTAATAACGTCCACCCGCGAAGGCTCTAGCTGTTTCATTCGTTGTATCTTTTAGAAAATGCAACTGCGCAAACGGCATACGTCTTAGCAAATCAGCAGCACCTTCTCCATAATCACCCTGCACAAACTTAGCAACACCACGCCCAACATCTACAGCATAAGATGGGCCAGCACCACCTACGCCAGTAATTGCATCAAGAGCGTTCTTTTCTTGCTGAAACTTAGGTTTTATAAGTCCCATGCCAATATCAGGCCCACCAAGAGCCATACTAATACCCATAGATGTATAGAACAAATCTGAGTACAAAGCAGCCACACCAGAGGCATCAAATGATCTAGCAATCTTTTCGTCTAAAGTCATACGCTCCATTTGCCAGTCTTTGTATTTTAACTCCATGCCCATATATCCAAGGCCCATAGCAGCACTAATAGCAATAGCGCGATTTTTTACCTGACCTTGAGCAATAGAAGCTGTAATCTTGTTGGCCGCAGCAAGGCTGTAAGACAGGAACTGGAACGGCATAGACAGCAAGCCATTTTCAATACGAGCATACCCCTTGAACTTTGGGTCTTCTTTCATGCCCACCTGACGAGCAATGTGCATCGGCACATAAAATACGCCATCAACAGCAATCGGCTTGTCTGCTGGCGTACCCATTAAGACTGTGTTGCCAATACCGCTATTCATTGCTGTGCGGAAGTTCTCAACCGTGCCTTGTGATGTTTTGCTTTCTTTGATGGGTTTTTCTTTTTTAAAGCGTTTTAAAGCGTGGTTGTTAATCCTACGCTCATAATCAATATCTTGCTCACCTTTGCGCTTTTTAAACTTGCCGTGAAACATTTCATGCAACAAGAAAAAGTCTTGTAGATCTTTGTCTGTTTTAAATAAATCTGCGTGCTTCAAACGAAACTCAGCGTGCATTATGCCTATTTCAGCTTGTCGTTTGGCTGGGCCATCTGCCATTTTAGCAACAAGATCTTTGTTTCTTTTAATTAATGCCCTTGCTTCTTTGATTGGCATTTCTTTTAAAGCTGCAAATCTTTCAGAGATTTGTTCAAGGTCTATGTACACAACACCTTTTTCA